CCCTGGTATTCCGCCAGTACCACCCCGTTGAGTTGCCAGAATAGAAAGGTATTTGAGGCCTTTAACCACTCAAATATCTTTCTAATTGACAACCCATCAGGGCCCAGGAGAGTGCACTCCCAGCATTGCGTGAGACAGGTGTTTTTAAGCGTAACCATCAAAGCGCTGTGGGCCGTTTACAAAGCGGCCATAAGAACAGGAAGCAAATCCATAATTCCAGAAGCATCAGGAGCAGCAGTAATCAACTTCGAAGCAACGTCACTAAATTTTTGCATATTCTTACCAAAATCAGTTCCAGTGGCTTCTGATATACCATATAAAGGACACATCAAAGAAAGAATTCTTTTAGACAAAGAACTCATGTGTGTAGGATTTTCAAAGATGATTGATTCTTTACCTAATTTATTTAGAGCTTCTACCATTTTACCGGTATCACCTTCATAAGGTCTAACAGCAATCAATCTACTTTGAGTGGTATATTCAAAGAGAGTTACTACTTTCAAAAAGAAAACAGTCGAGAGATTGGATTGAGCAGGAACATTTCCAACAAAGGCTATTCCACCATTATCTGTCGCATTTAACTTTTCCACATCAACTAAATCAGGCGCTTGGACTCGTTGGTAGGGCTTCCAAAAGGTGTAACCACCTTTTTCAGCTTTCATAGCTACATTAAGTCTACCATTTTCATCAGCACCAGAAAATACCAAACCAGACAATTTCCGATAATTTTCATTTTCAGAACCAGGTTGTAAAAAGTATTGTCTTTCTCCAGTTACCATACTCATACAGGCCATAGTACCACCAGCATATAACTTTGGTGACACGTTGGTAAGTAGAGCACTTTGAGCAACAGGTCGAAGAGTTGGGATAAATCTTGGAGAAGGCTTAGTAGCTGAACTAGGAGCGTTACATTTAGTGTAAGTTGTGGTTAATATGCAACCATCTGGATCGCCAGAAGTTTCAAATGAACCAGAAATATAATATTTCTTATTAGCATCAAAATTGAAGTAAAAATTTTCTCGCCAGAGCAAACTTTGACCATTGGAGCCTGTAAGCACACTCCATTGATCATTAGGAAGAGATACATAATCATTTGCGTATGCTGGATTACTGAAAGAATCAGTAGCTGAAGCTGCAATAAAAATGACCGTGCAATTTGTTGGTGAAGGATCTACTCCGAAATAGAAAAAAACTTTCTGAGAGGTAACCAAATCAGCATTAGGATAAACACAATAGTTACTCACTAAGTGCCATCCGGACAATCCTGTGATCGTAGACCAAGTACCTGCTGGCGCAACCATATTTTTACCAGCGTACAAACCCGAAGGAATGACACTGTCAACAAGATTGCAGAAGGTACTTGTAGGAACTACGAATTGAGAGAGTTGCAAGCTAGAACCAGAAGAAGTAACTTTTTGATTCACAGCAAGCGTCTGAAAATTCACATGTGTTGTCCAATTGGCAGCAGCAGTAGCGAGACAATTGATTGCACCATATGGTGATACGTTGTTAGTAGAAACTTGTGCCCACTCACCTCCTAGAGCTGAATAAAACAAATCAGCTTGTGGGTCAGAATAGTAAGTATACTGAGCATTATCATTAATATCAGTAATTCCTGGATTTGAAACCATAACTTGGAAAGCATCTTTGGAGGGAGCTGGTGTTCCAATGTTAGGTTGCAAAAATATAGCAAATTGCCCATTAGGATTTGTGGTAAAATCTATATTTATAGGAATAACTTGCACTGACTTATACAAAGCTACAGCAGTAGTGAAACTGTCAGGCATTTTACTCATGTGATGTTCAGGATCAGAGACTGCCATTAAATACTTAGCGTATCTAGGTTCGAGTCCTTCTGTTAACCTACTATCAAGTTTTCTTTGGTTAGCACGCATAATTGAAAGGTCTTTTCGAATTCCGTTGAGTTCCTTACGATCTATTTTATTGTCTGAAATTTGCAATTTAGCAATTTCACGTACAATTCCTTTTTTCGCAGGTGCTCTTCTTCTATTCTTTTTTCTTTTTGCTTTAATTAAAGGGGTCTTGGCTTCCATAAAACAGTTTTTAGTACTAAATTTATATAAGAACTTTAACTTAATATAAATATTTTCGCAATGGGTAGAAAGACTATGTAGTATTTACAGGTTGTAATCGACCGCTAAAATGCGGCCAAGCAACTCGGCGAGCCTAGGATCATCTTGCACAGCTGGTATCATAAACGAATCAAGTACATAATTCATCTGTGCTGGAACCAGCTTATATCGATTCAAAATCACATCAGACTTTGTGTCACAAATCTCGGACATGCTACCCCATTCAACAAGAACTTTGTGATAAAAGGACGTTTTTATTTCATCAATTATTTGCTCATAAAACTTAGGCTTCTCGGTTGATTGTTCACTTAAGTCTATATCAGAAATAGACTCCATGTGGTAAATCAAATTAGCAAAGTCAGAATGATGAGGCAATGCAAGCAATGAACTAAGCACTACTTTTTTATATGCCATTACGTGTTCAGGATTGAACACATCAAAATCATCATATTTTTTATAATCCACTATTACAGAGAGGGTTTTAAAAAAAAGACCATAAAAAGCACACATTTCAACTCTTCCTTCAATTTCTGTAAAATAACATCTTAAGAAAGTAAGTTCTTCTAAAGTATAGACAGGCTCTATATTTGTGAACTTTATAACTTCAGATGCTAAGAGAAATTGTTTGCGGATTTCATTTATTAAACAATCAGTGACAGTCAAATTAGGAAATTGCTTTAAATTTAGAGACATAATAGCATTGACTACTATATGTTCTAAGAAAGATAACATAGCTACAGTATTTCCTACAGACGTATAAGCTGCTCCTGACAACATCATTATTTTTTTCATAACGAACATTTCGTTATCAGGTGAAGGCAACAACATAGGTCGGGTATAACAATATGCCATCAGATGCATAATGTCCTCTCGAGATAGTCCAAAAGATTTTGAAGTTAATTTTGCAAAAATTTCAGCTTCTAAATTCATTACGTTTACATCTTGGCTGGCATCATACTTTTCAGCATCAGGGGAATAGCCAAATAGGAAATTAAAATAACCATTACAATTTCCATAAACTTGTATGGTTCCGTCATCTCCAGCAGCTCCTATAACAATAATAAAATCAATTTTCTTAACTAAAACCGGATTCTCCTCAGCAATACAACAATTTATTAAATCAGAAATCTGCGCATGTGTTAATCCAGAACAATATAACTTATACACAGCAAATGTAAGTTTGTCTTTTTTAACAATGCGAAAATTATTAATCAATTCATCTTGATTGTTGAGGTAAATCTTCTTAACTTCAGCAGTAATTCCAGTTAATAACATGACTGGTTCTTTATTGACTGAAGCCACAGCTCTTGGTATTATTTCAGGACGAGGCTGAGTATCAGGTACGTACCAAGCAAAGGCTTGTGGAATAGCTTTAGCTTTCAATTTTAAGAGTTTTTCATTTTGTTTAGCAATCATTTCGGTATACTTCATTTTTTGTTCTGAAAATATTAGATTGTCTAATACCAAATCAAAATCCTCTTTGAAAATAAAATCTTCTAGGGCTGTTTGATATAAAGATCGGGCTGTAGCCGTAATGGGTCTATCTTTGATGTAGTCCTTCAATTGTTCAATAAATAACAAATCTCCAGATTCTTCAACAATAAAACTATCAAGAGACGCTAACACACTTTTCTCTAGCTTCTTTACGTATTTAGACCGGAAACTTAAGTGCTTGTCTGCGACTTCTTCCAAATATGATTCCTCAGTTTTCATCAGTTTGTTACGATTCTTAAACATCATAGAATAAGCCTTGTTATAGGTAGGGTTTGGGGCCACTATTCTATACATGGTAGTATAAGTTGCATAATCATGACAAACGCGAGGCATGGCATATAAGGCAGTACTAACATGGGTAATCAATGAAGAATGATTATCAAAGAACTTAGTACGCGCGTAGTTTTCTTGTTGTTCAAAAGAGTTTTTCAAATGGTCGATTAGGGTCGTGAGAACTTCACTGCGAATTTGAAACCCAAACATTTTATACAATAAATGTTTTGGCAAAGAGATACAGGATTGATATATTTCTAATAATCCTACTAAATCTAATGATGGGTTTTCAGGTGGCAAAACACAAGGCACCACAAAATTATGTATAGTAGCATTTTTAACTGAATATATCGGTATCTTATCACCATATTCATCTTCTTGATAAGTTTTTTCAATGGGTGGGTTAAGAGAAAAATAAGGATCAAAAGAAAAAGGTGAACTCGGGGGAATGACCGAGGGAACAAAATCATGCCACGCAAGCTGCGATTCTTCGATTTCATTATAAATAACAATATCTTGTTTTGGAGCAACGATATTATCGTTATTATTACCAATGAATGCAGATAAACTGCGAATATTTGCAAGAGCTTGTTCAACAGCAGCATCTACGATAAAATACTCTTCTAAAGTAACAGGTTGCTTGGAATCTACCGTAGGATGAATTATTTGAATTTCATCAGTTAGTTCTTCTTTTTCTTCATTAACAACTTCTTGACTTTTAATTTCCTCCAATTGTCTTAATTGCTTCTCATTAAAGAACACGCTTGGAGGCTCACTACATTGAAATTCACCACCAGTAAATGAGTCCTTGACAACAGTTTGCATTGTTTCAAAATACTCGGGTAAAGGTTTTTCCAATTCTACTTTATCCGTTGGGACAAAATAGGTTCGGGGCAATTCTAGATATGTAGGAACATTTTCAAGTTCAGGAAGGATTAATGGTTCTTCCTCTTCATAAGGATCAATTTCGCTTACATCTACTTTAAAATAGGTCGTGACTTTGTCAAAAATGGAACGTGTCAAATACTGAAATGGCTCGGCAACATACTCAAAAACGAAATCTGGAGCACAAGTTATCACATTACGCAATAACCAGTTTGAAGAAAAATCGCTGTCTGGATGTTTAGTTGCATATTCGGTAATTTTAGATTCTAAGAATTTTGCTACATCCCTAAACAAGTCATGTCTAAAAGCAATAGCACCTATAATGAGAACATATAGGACGACATAAACTATTATAGAGATTGGTAAGGGAGCCAAAGTAGCAGAATTAAGCATCAAATGACACATAGCACGAAAGGGAACTGACATCAACTCGGAATGGTTTTTAGCTGTAGAAATACCTTGATCAAGAGACATTAAGACATGAGTCAAAACTCTCATAGGAATTGATAAAGGATTTATAAAAATACCTAAGACTATTTCTATAGCAACCAATATAGCTAACACACATAAGTTAACCAAATGTTTAGAACAATATTCAGATAATAATTCTGGAAAAATTAATCTTAAACCTTCTTCTAAAAATGGGTCTACTAAAGTTAATATTAGCACATAGGGATTCGAGGCACCTGCCAAGTAAGCTACTGAAGACAATATTGAGGCTCCCATAGGAATTAATTTTGGGATAGTTACCATAGCTGTAATAGCAACACCAGTTACAGCAAAGACTCTACCAATTTTTTCAATGTGAGTCTTAATAAAGTTTAAATAGGGCATTATAAAGGAGATGGCTCGACCGGAGACGTCAGCGGTAGTAACGCTATTATTATTATTACTAATAATAACGTTAGCATACGCTTGAACTTCTTTTGACCTGGATGCATGCTCTTTTTTCAAAAACTCTCGTTGATCTTCCAAGAGAAAACCCTGAAAATGAGCTGGGGAGCTAACATGTAAACATGTTAAACTTTCATATTTTGGTTGTTTTACCATAGCACGTGAGACCGTATCCAAATAATTAATTACTTGAATAACTTGCGCAGAAACAGTTACCTCAGATAATACACTCTTTATAAAAGGAAGACTTCCATAAGGAACGTAAAAATCATTTAAGGAGGCGAAAGAAAATCCGCTCTTAGCATTTCCAGCAAAATGTCGAAAAACTCCATAAGGTCCATAAGTAAATACGGTTGCAGCCAATGTATAGACTTCAAGTTCAGGAACTTGATGTACATAATAATTATTGTGGTCAAGGTAACTAGGAAAATAGCAAACTTTTCCTGTTCGAAGAACCACGGCAACCAAATTTTTATAGACCATATAAGTGTTTTTCATTTTTGCATGGAAAAAGAATCCTAAAAAGGCAACTTCATCAAAGGTCGAGCGCAACCAGTTTATATGAATACGAGATAAACTGGAAGTCTGTCCATTAGACTCAAACCTCATTTCATAAACGTCTTGAAGCAAAGCAACTTGCAATCTAGGACCTTCAATACGAGAAGTTTGATTTAGGGCTACGATTTGTCTGGCAATGAAAGCAACACTAGCATCCGGGACAAAAGTAGGTAAAGCAATATATCGACTACCATCTTTGGGTACTATTAATCCATAATGTAAGACAAAGGTCACTTTGTATTGGAACTTAGTAGATTTAACTAAATCTACAACCATTTGATAAGTTCTTAAGGATCCAAAAATATCGTGTATAACAATATCTTCGGTACACCTTAATAACTGCGTCAAATGTTGTAGAAGTGCAATTCTTCTAATTTCAGCAGCAATTTGATGTGGATTTATAGGTCTAGTAGTATTTTCGCAAACTACATAGTCGTCGACAAACCTGCAATTATTGTCAGAATAACTCATTTGAATTTTTCTTGACAAAGAATTGAAGGCAGGGAATACCGGCTCGGATGCTGTATAAGCATTGCCCGACTTAGGGCGTGATGAGCGCTGGGTTGAGGCTTTCGGCCTCTTACGGAAGCGTTTGGTTATAGC